ACGAAGTGGAGCCATGGAGGCCGAAGACGCGCAGCGTCCCAGCCGTTAAGGCTGTCGGCCGGCGAAACGTAGTAGTTTTCGCGCTCGAAAGTACCGTCTTTCGAAGCGTAGAGTAATATTTCTAAATTATGGATAAATTCGATTTTAGGCCTAGGTTTTCTCCTATTGTTGATAGCATTCCTTATCGCTACTCCATTGGTGCATACCGTGGTAAAAAGCGAGTTGTTATTGCTTGGTTTTCCGATGAAACTCCTGCGTCTGATTATCTTGTTCGCTGTCGTCTTGAACATCCTGGTGTTAAATTTGATTGTCTTAGAAGCTTACTGTAATGGCCTGTCTTTCTCCCATATGGATACGTAACCGGCGTTATTTCGACAAGAAGAACCCTTGTCGCAATGGCTCCGATGTTTCTAAATCCGCTTTGGCCCTTCGTCCCTGGGATATTGCTCGTCAGTGGCTGCTGGTTCCCTGTGGAAAGTGCGAAGACTGCTTGCGTCGTCAGCGTAATGATTGGTTTGTCCGCCTAGAGCGTGAGCTCGCTCGTTGTAAGGCTGATAGTCAGCAGGCCATTTTTATTACAATAACGATTGCTCCTAAGTATTACAATAAGGCTCTTCTTGACCCGTCTTGGTTTATTCGACGATGGAACGAGCGTGTCCGTCACAGCCTTGGTCACTCCTTTAAACATGCGTTTTTTCAGGAGTTTGGTACCCACCCCGAAATTGGCTCTGAGCCTCGCCTACATTTCCATGGTTTCCTTTTTGGAACTAACGTTTTATATAACGAGATTCGGTAGGCTGTTGGCGACCTTGGTTTCGTGTGGCTGGGAAAGGCTACCCATAAGCGCGCTCGTTATTGCGTAAAGTATGTTACTAAACAAATTCAATTTAACCCCGAAGAAATTTCGGATAAATATGTTACCGTAGATGGAAAACTTACACCTCTATCTTGCCTCCTCCAACATCGCCGTTATACGCGAAAATTCATATCTGCTGGCGTTGGTGATTTTCTTGGTTATATGCCTCGCCCTTCTGCTCGTACTTCGTCGTGGTCTTATTTTGACTTTAAGAAGCGTATCAATTATAATTACTCGATTCCTCGGTATTATTTTAGATATCTTAAACAGGAAGACGACGTTGTTCGCTCGATTACTGCCGCTGATGCTTATTCACGTTTTAGCAAGTCTTCTCTGGTTAAGCGTATTGTGTCTTTGTGTGTTGAACGGTTCAACCTCAATTCCTCCGTATCCCTTAGAGCGTCGTACACATGGGAGCAAAAGCAAGTGATGCGTTTTGCTGCCTCCTCTCGTAAGATGCCCGATTTTGACCCCCCTACTTGGCTGGATTTGGACATCATCCAATTCTGGCAGGATCATTACAAACTTCAACTAATTATTTAATTTATGGGAAAACAACCTTTTATTTCTCACGCTGTAAACGGCTATTCTCGCTATGATGTTCCTGAGAGTAAGTGTTTTACGTGCACACCGGGTATTTTGTATCCGGTGCGGATTGATTTTATTAATGCTCGAGACCGTGTTTCTATTGAGCAGGGTATTGACGTTCGCAGTAACCCGCTCGCTGTTCCGACGTTCAATCCCTACACCGTCCGGCTTCACCGTTTTTGGGTGCCGCTTCAGTTGTATCACCCCGAGTTGAGGACGAATAGTAGTAAGTTCGATATGAACAATTTGAGCCTGAATTGGATTACCGCTCTTGTTGGCACTTCCGGCACCACCTCCCCTAATTCCGCCCTTGGCGTTTCGCGAGCTTATCCCAATTCTCTTATGTCTTGGCTCCGCGTCTCCAATAAGACGTCGCTTCAGCTTTCTAATCAACCTCCTTATACTGCCAGTCTCCCTTCTGGTGCCGCGGTCAATCAGTGGGCAAACGCTGATACGTATTTGGCTTATTGGGACATCGTTCGCAATTACTATAGCTACTCGCAGTGGTCTTTATTTTCGGTTGCGTGGCCTGCCTCTTGGTCGATTTTGGACGGCTCTTTTTCTTTTGCTAAGGAGGCTACGTACTTTAAGCAAGAGTTTGCTAACCTAGAGTTTCTCGATGCTTATTTTGAGAGTCAGTTTTACCCATCGGCTGTCTCGAGTACGAACAACACTTTCAATAGAGGCAATTTGTTTTTCCAGATAATTGACTCCCAGCTCCCCTCGGGCGGTGACCAGGATGGCTACCCTGTTTCTAGTACGTTGCCTAGTGGTGCCAACATCGCTATCGGCAGCGGCCCTGCTGGTCAGTTCTCCATCTCTAGCGGCGAGACCGCTGTTACTGGTATTTCGGCCTTCTTATTTGCGCACCCTATGGCCGTTGTGCCTTCGAACCCTGACCGTTTCAGTCGTCTTATTCCCGTAGGTTCTTCGTCCGCTGTTTCCATGACCGGAGTAAACACTATTCCGCAGTTGGCTATTGCTTCTCGCCTTCAGGAGTATAAAGACCTTCTTGGCGCTGGAGGTAGCCGCTATAGTGATTGGTTGGAAACATTTTTTGCTTCAAAAATCGAACATGTCGATAGACCCAAGCTGCTTTTTAGCGCTTCACAGACGGTTAATGTTCAGATTGTTATGAATCAGGCCGGACAAAACAATTTCTCTGACTCGGGTGTAAATGGCCCCTTGGGACAGCAAGGTGGTACTATCGCTTTCAATGACCGTCTCGGTCGCCGCCAATCTTATTATTTTCGTGAGCCCGGCTATATGATAGACATGTTGAGCGTTCGCCCTGTTTATTTTTGGAGCGGCGTTACCCCCGATTATTTAAACTATCAAGGGTCAGATTATTTTAATCCTATATATAATGATATTGGATATCAGGATGTTCCCGCCGCGCGGCTTTTTAGTAATGCTGCGGGCTCAAATCTTGGTCTTGCAGTTGCCTACGAGCCTTGTTTTAACGAATTTCGTTCGTCTTATGATGAGGTATTAGGCTCTCTGTCTTCGTATCCTACTCCTTCGCTAGGTACTCCCAAAGCTCTTTACTCGTATTGGGTACAGCAGCGTTCGCTTGGTTTTTCGTACTTGGGTTCTGCGGCCGCTAATTATTATCCTGCGCTCTTTGTAGATATGGCTCAAGTTAATTCACCCTTTGCTTCTAATGTAGAGGATAATTTCTTTATAAATATGTCTTACTCGGTTCAGAAGAAGAACTTGATTAATAAGACGTTTGCAACCCGTTTGTCTAATCGCTAATTTATTGATTCTATGGCACTTGATTGGTTACTCGAAGACGCTCCCGCCTATGTTTCCCGCGGTCAGCGAATTATGTCCGTCCTCGATGGTTCTGGCTCTGTCGACGTTCTCCCCGGTCGCCCAGATGTAGTGGTCGAGCCCTCTGACTTCGACAAGGGTGAAAAGTTCAACCCCGAAATCGATTTCGACCCTAATTCGTTCTCCCGTATGGATAAGTTCGACGGTCTCGAGGTTGGACAGGAGCTTATTGATTCAGAGATAGATAGGTCAAAGTCTGCTTCGAAGTCTACTAACTCTGAAGAAAAATAGTATACTCTTTACTTGACGATATATGCTACGTGCGCGGACCCCTTTTGCAAGAGTTCGTGAATTGCTAGAGGTTATTGGTAACGACTGCAGGAGAGGCCGCGCATTTTTCTATCGTTCTTTAATTTTTTAAGTTATGTCTGACACTAAGATACCCTTCTATAAGTCGAAAGCTTTTTGGACGCTTATTTCGTCTATCGTTGCCGCTTTATCGGCTTTTTTCCTTGTTTCGTGTTCCGCACAGGCAAAGGTTTTTCGAACAGGTGTTCATATTGATACTGTTCGCGTAGATTACATTATCCGCTCGAACAATTTTACGCTTCCGTAATATGAAACTTATTGATTTCAAGTCTTACGTCGAGCCTGTTTCCACGGGTGCTATACTCGGCGCTGCGGGTCTTTCTGCTGGTGGTCAGGTTGCCTCTGGCCTTTTTAAGCCATCCCTTAAGAGACAATGGAAATATCAGCAAAAACAAATGAAGCTTCAGCAACAATATGCGTTGGAGCAGATGCAGAAGCAGGGTGAGATTAACTATGCTAACTGGCAAAAGCAGTTTGACTATGAGAATGCCTACAACGACCCTTCGAAGGTTTTCGACCGTTATCTCAAGGCCGGTGTTACGCCCGCTGCCGTTCTTGGCTCTTCGGGTGTTGGTGTCAATGCTACCATGTCTGGAGGCTCTGCCGGCTCTGTAGGTGCTTCTGGTCCTTCCGGCGGCTCTTTTGACTTCTCCAGTCCTCTGCCTCCCGGTGCTGGTTCTGCCGTTGCAGGTGTTGCTCTCGAGGCCATGGGTGTCAATTCGACTATCGAACGCAATAAGGCTGCTGCTAATCTCGATAATGCTCAAGCTGATGATATTCGTAACAGGATGCCCACCAGGGAACAAGGCCAGGCCCTTATCGAGCTCGAGAAGCAATTAAAGCAAGCTAACATTGGCAGTCAGTCTTCGCTCGCTCGTTATTATGGCGAGTTGGCTATCAATCAGGAGGCCTACAACAAGTATGCAGACCTCGCTGCCACGTATGATTTCCAGCGCATTCGGGCTGCTTATGCTGAACAGGTTGAGCGCACTAATCGTCTTCGTGCTGAAAATAATGCTGAGATTCCTCTTCTCGAACAGTCTGCTGCTGCTAACCTTGCCTATCTTTGCGCTGCCGCTGACGCTGCTAAAGCTTCCGCACGTGAGTCCCGTTCTCACGCTGATGTTCTTGACATTCAGCAGAAGGATATGCAACGCATGTTTGAAGTCACTTGGGAAACCCCTGTAAAGGTTCCCTTGATTAACGAGAAGGGTGAACCCACTGGGGAATTCGAGGAGATTACAGGTCGCGAGTTTTACTCTTATCTTCGTGGCCTTGACCTTGGTGAAGGTCGCCAAAGCCTGTCCGGTAACTGGTTCACTATCCGCAAGAACAAGAATGCTCTGTTTTATGATGTTACAAAGGCTTTTGCTACTGCCGCAGGCATTGCCGGTGCTACCTATGTTGGTCGCAAGGCCGCAGGCCCTGCTGGTCCCGAAGGCTACGAGGAATTGAAGGAGTTTTACGGCCCAGCGGGAGACCAGACTAGCAGCGTTTATACTCGACGTAGCTACCATGAGAGAAATTGAACAGTTTCTTCGACTTTTTGAACCTCACGGTTTGGTTGTTTCTGC